GCCCTCGGCCCGGACATCGACCCGGTCCACCAGCAGCCGCACGATGCGCGCCCGCTCGGCAGGGAAGAGCTCGTCCCACAGCGGTTCGATCCGCTCCAGCGCCAGCAGCACCTCCTGCTCCGTCACTTCGGTCGCCGTGGTGCGCGCCGCCCGCCAGGTGCCAACCACCATCTCGGGCTGGCGCAGCAGCGCGCGCACCTGGGCGATGACCGCCGCCTCGATCTCCCCGGCCGGCAGACGCGCGATCGCCGGCCGCTCCGTCGCGCCGCCCTTCAGCACGGCCTGGCTGACGTAGTAGCGGTACATCTGCCCGCCCCGGCCGCGGCTGTGGCTCGGCGACATGGCGCGGCCCTCGCTGTCGAAGATCAGCCCGCGCAGAAGGGGTGCGGTGTTGTTCCGCGTCCTGTTGACCCGCACCCGCGGGCTGACCTTCAGGATGGCGTGCGCCGCGTCCCACTGCGCCCGGGTGACGATGGCTTCGTGCTCGCCGGGATAGGCCGTGCCCTTGTGCACCGCCTCGCCAAGGTACACGCGGTTGCTGAGGATGCGATACACGTCGCTTTTCGTCAGCGGGCGACCCCGCTTCGTCGTGGCGCCCTCAGCGCGCAGCGCCTGCACCAGCCTGGTGCAGGACTCCATCTCGACGAAGCCTTGGAAGATCCACCGCACGAGCGCCGCCTCGGCGTCGTTCACCACGAGCTTCCGGTCGCGCACGTCGTAGCCGAGCGGCACGAAGCCGCCCATCCACATCCCGCGCTTGCGCGAGGCGGCCACCTTGTCGCGGATGCGCTCGCCAATGACCTCGCGCTCGAACTGCGCGAAGGACAGCAGGATGTTCAGCGTCAGCCGCCCCATGCTGGTGGTGGTGTTGAAGCTCTGCGTGACCGACACGAAGGTCACCCCGTGCGCGTCGAACACCTCGACCAGCTTGGTGAAGTCGACCAGCGAGCGGCTCAGGCGATCGATCTTGTAGACGACCACCACATCGACCAGTCCGTCCTGGATATCCGCAATCAGGCGCTTCAAGGCGGGGCGTTCGAGCGTGCCGCCAGAGATGCCGCCATCGTCGTAGCGGTCGCGCACCAGCACCCAGCCTTCGGCGCGCTGGCTGGCGATGAAGGCCTCGCAGGCCTCTCGCTGCGCATCGAGGGAGTTGAACTCCATGTCGAGACCTTCCTCGCTCGACTTCCGCGTGTAGACCGCGCAGCGGAGCTTGCGCACTGCCGCCGGCATCGCGCCAGCCGGCTTCGTGTCGCGCTTCATGCCGCGCTCCGGCTCGGGCGCAGCCCGAAGAACACGCGCCCGTTCCAGCGCGTGCCGGTGATGGCTCGCGCGATGGCGGAGAGCGACTGGTAGGGCTGGCCTTGGTACTCGTAGCCGGCGCGCGTGACGGTCACCACGTGCTCGACGCCCTGGTATTCCCGGATCAGCTGGGTGCCGGCGATCGGCTTGTCGTCCCCGCGCATGCGGCGGACCGTGACCTTCCCGCCATCGAGCTGCTCGCCGAGCGCCTCGAGGCGGGCCAGCGTCTCCGGCTTCAGGCCGCCATAGGCGAGCTCTTGGATCCGATAGGCCAGGCGGCTCTCCAGGAAGCGCCGGTTGTAGGGCGGCGGCTCCGTGCCGAAGAGTTCGCGCCATTGCTGTTTCAGCACCGGCGTGGCGGCGCTCTTCAGGGCGGCGAGCCGGCCCAGCACGTCGGCCGGCGGGATTGCGGGGGCGGTAAACGCCGGCGGGATGGCTCGCTTGGGCTTCTTGGTGCGCGTCATGCGTCTCTCCGGTTGGTCCGGTTCGCATGCAGGCGCTGGGCGGCCGCGAAGTGTAGCGGCCGCTCTCCGCGGTCCGCGGCGTCGCGCGCTGCTTCCTCGGCAGCGCGGCTGCGCAGCCGCAGCAGGCCGCGGGCGAGAAGGTCGCAGACCTCGCGGAGGTGCGGTGGGAGATGCTGATTGAGGGGCTGGGCGGCGAGGCGGGCCATGCCCCGCTGCTGCCAGATGAGCGACTACCCGTGCAATGCACTGATTGCAGCAGGCGCGCAGCCCTCACATCCCAACCTGACGCCCGAGCCAGATCACCCGCCCAATGACGTGGATGGCGTCCGGCTGGATGTCGCTGAAGGTCGGGTAGAATTCCCTGTTGTCGGAGATCACGCTGATCCGCCCGTTGGTCGGGTTCACGGCAACGCGCTTCACCTGCAGTCCGCCATCGGTGCGGATCACATAGATCCCGTCCTTCTGGCCCGGCCGCTGCTGGCCCATGTCGACCAGCACCGAATCGCCTTGGCGCAACGTCGGCTCCATCGAATCGCCGTCGACCGTCAGCACCACGAGATCGCCGATGTTCCCGCGCGCCGCGCGGCGCAGCCAGTCCATCCGGAACGCAATGCGGTAGGAGGGCGGAGCGTCCTCGGCCTCAAGGCCCGGGCCCGCGGAGACCATGTCGTCGTAGACCGGCAGCATGGCGAATCGATCACCGCCGATCTGGACGATCTCCGGCATTGCGCGCGTCCGTCCCCCCGCCGCGGTCGATCCCGCCTCCAGGTAGCCGAGGATCACCGGGATCTCGTAGGCCCGCATCGGCCGCTTGCCGGCCAGCAGTCGGCTTATGGTGCTGTTGTCGACGCCCATCGCCGCGGCCAGGCCCTTCTGCGACTTGCCGGGCTGGGCGAGCCCTTCCCGAATCTGCTCGATCGTCAGCATAGCGATTCGGCGCGCTGCAGCGGTCCGCATGCGGCTCTAGCTGTCGACATCGGCCGGCTCCCACCTCGATTCCCCCCGGCTGTCCATGGGGAAAGCTGTGGATACCGGGGATAGTGTTGCGTAATCCGCAATGCGGGGCGGGTCAACCACATTAATCGCAAATAGTGCATTGTGGCGCGAGCGGAGGACGATCTACCTATCCCCCATGCCCCCGGTTGATCCCGCCGCCACCGTCCTCGCTCGCTTCGGCGGCGCAGGCCCGCTCGCCCAGTTGCTCCGCCTCGACCGCAGCGCCGTGCATCGCTGGGCGCTGCCCAAGCACCGCGGCGGCAGCGGCGGGCTGATCCCCGCGCGCCACCACCAGCGCCTGCTCGCGCTGGCTGCCGCGCAGGGCATCGTGCTCAGCCCCGCCGACCTGGTCGGCACGCCCGCGGCCACCGGCGATCCGCCCCGCGCCGGGGCCGACGACGGATAGCCTCGCTCCGTCCTCCCCTTTTTCCCCGCCCGACCCGTCCCCGCCCTTCACGGAGCATCGCTGCATGCTGTCCGAACGGTTGCCTGTTCCCGAAATCCAGCTCGCCGCGGCCGTCATCCACCGCGCGCTGGACGACGCTGCCACCCCCGATGCGCGCCTCGCCCGCCCGCGGATGATCGACACGCCGCAGGGGCCGCGCCGCACCTTCGCGCCCGGCCTCAAGCCGCAGGAGCGCGAGGAGGCGGTGCGCTTCCTGCTGGATGGCGCGCCCAACTGGCGCCAGGCGCGCGAAGCCTGGTGCGAGGTCGCCGATCTCTGCCCCCTGCGGCTGCGGCGCAGCGCCCTCGCGCGGATCCCGCATTCCGCCATGCCTGCGGACCTCCGCCGCGCGCTGCGGATCCCGGAGCCGACGCCAGCTCCGGCCATCGCCGATGGCGCCTCCCTGATCGCCGCCACGCCCATGCAGGAGGCCGCGTGATCATGGACATCCGCTCCAACCGTCCGACCCTGGACGCTCTGCGTCAGCTGCCGGTGGGTGAGGTGATCGCCCTGCCGGCCGAGCATCTCGCGTTGCTGCAGTCCGATGCCCGCGAGGCGCTGGACGCGGCCAAGCGCACCCTCGACTGGATCGAAAGCGCCATCGCGCTCCGCTACGAGCAGCGCGCCGTCGGCGCCCGCGCCGCGGCCGGCAAGGACACCGGCATCGTCCGCTTCGAGGACGGCAGCGTCGAGGTCGCCGTCGAACTGCCCAAGCGGGTGGAATGGGACCAGCGGCGCCTCGCCGCGCTGGCGGAGCAGATCCGCGCCGGCGGCGAGAACCCGGGCGAGTATGTCGAGCTCACCTTCAAGGTATCGGAGCGCGCCTATGCCGCCTGGCCCGAGCGTATCCGCTGCGCCTTCGAGCCGGCGCGCACCGTGCGCACGGGCAAGCCCAGCTACCGCCTCACCATCCTGAACGACGTCGCCCTGCGCGACAGCCCGCACGGGCCGGGCATCCGCCCTGCCATCGGAGGGTCGCGCTGATGGCGCTCCGCATCGTCACCGCCGATGAGCGCCTGTCGCGCGCGGCCAACAAGACCACGATCGCGCTGTTCGGGCCGACCGGTGTCGGCAAGACGACGCAGCTGAAGCGCCTCGCGCCCAGCGAGACGGTTTGCATCGACCTCGAGGCCGGGATGAAGTCCGTCCAGGACTGGCCGGGCGACAGCATCCCCGTCCGCTGCTTCGAGGACATGGTGGTGCTCGCCTCGCTGGTTGGCGGCGCGAACCCTGCCGCGGCGCCGGAGGCGTTCTTCTCGCAGCAGCACTACACGCACTTCGCCGGCCTGCATCCCGAGCTGGTCGCGCTGCTCGCCAGCAAGTCCATCGTCTTCCTGGACAGCATCACCGACCTGACGCGTCAGGCGATGGCCTGGGCCAAGAAGCAGCCCGAGGCCTTCTCCGAAAAGACCGGCAAGCCCGATGTTCGCGGCGCCTACGGCCTGATGGCG